AAGGATTTGAGTTGTGAAAGTTCGGGAAAGCTGCCGACCACTTCCGTCGGCGGGAACCGCTCGGACTTGCGCGCAAACCCCTCGAACTTGTTGATGTTCTCCTTGGTCTTGAGGTCAATGATGAGCGGCGTCTTGGTCTTGAGCAGGTACGTCAATTGGTCGCTGCATCGGCTGATGTTTGCCCGAAACGAGGCGTCCATCCCGCTCATCAAGTCGGTGTCGTAACACCGCCCCAAATGCTTCTGGCACTTCACCAGCAGGTCGCGCTTGGTGCATCGCCCGACGTTGCTTTGGCCCCGGCCCCCGAAGAGATGCGTGCGCCCGGTGGCCGCGTCCACGATGTAGAATTGGTCATGCGCCACCCATGGCCGCCCTGCCTTGAGTTCTTTGGCCATCAGCCCCGCCCAATCCTCGCGCAGGATGTTGTCGCTGCAGTACTCCATGAGGTAATCGAACTCCAAGTTTCGCAGCATCCACCGCAGGCCCATCTCGAACTTGGTGCCGACCGGCGAGTTCTTGTGCTGGAAATGCAGGTATCCCCGCTTTTCGCAGACCGCAGGCAGGTCTTTGTCATCGCCAATCACCACCACCTCCGTCTCGATGCCGAGACGTTTGAACTGCTCGCGCACCCGGTCGAGCGCGTCCATCGCGATATTGCGAATGCGGGCGCGCTTGTACACGGGAAAGTGAATTGCAACCTTCATAGCCCAAATGTACGCAAGCCCAATTACCTGCCTTGGCCGCCGTAGGGTTTGCGGTAGTTCTTGCTCTCCTTGCGGCGGCTGGTCTTCGTCTTGGCGTGAACGCCCGGCCGCGACACTTCGCGCAGCACCTTGGTGTGGGTGGTTTGGGATTTGGCCATCAGAACATGGTAAGAAGTTGCAGCAGGTCGGCCACGTTAATCACCCCGTTGCGGTCGATGTCACCAGCGAGGTCATAGTGCCCGGCCATTCCGGCCAGCACGTAGCCGAGCAGTTGGATGGGTGAAAGTACCGTCATGGCTCCGCAGGAAACCAACCTTCCGCGATCATAAATGCCTCGTCCCTGACCGTGACCGTGCTTGGCACGATGTGGCGGAACGGGAACGCCTTGGATGAGAATATCACCTGCATCAGCGTCATGCGCTCCGCGTCGGTGATTTCGGGGAAGAGCGACACCAGCCGCTCCAACGTGACCAGCGGATGCACCGGGATGATATAGTCGAGGTCGACCTGCAACGCTGCCCTGCCGTCGGTCGGGTGGTGGATGATGCCGAACACCGTGCCGTCGGCTTGGTCGGGGCTTTGGAACTGCAGCGGCAGGGTGATGCAGTACAGTTCGCGGGTGATGAACTGCGCGCGCTGCGGGCTGCTTAAAATCCCTTCGGGGCGGACGATGATGTAGGCGCTCATGGATAGATGGAATAGTACGCGTTGATGTTCGCCTCGATGCCTGCGCGGTTTGACGATTGGTCGGAGTTGTATATGATAATTTCTTGCGCTTTGCCGTTATAAAAAAGCAAGCTTGAATCTCTACTAAATAAATTCAATTCCGTTGTTGTCGAGGTGTTTGTTATTCCTTCAATAAATACGGGCGTTAAAGTTATTGACGTTCCATCTTTGTGTAAGGTTGGTGTTCCGTTGCTATTTAAGGTTACCAATGTTTGATTCGTTCCAACCCATCCCGACGAAGCATTGTATCGGTCGCGAACCGTTCTGCGTAAGCTAAACGTGTCGCCTGTAGTACCTTGAAGATAAAACCCATCTGCGTTGTTACTGTTTGAGGAATGTTCTAATAAAAAGCGGCCCGCAACGTCAGGGTTTAAAACTAAAGACGTGGAAAAATAAGCGTTTAGGGCAATTGAAGGAACTACAAGATTGTCATTAACTCCGTCTACATAAACCGCGGGCTTATTGTTGTCTGTTACCACCCCCGTCACACTATCATAAATCTTAGGTTGATTGGCGTTTGTGGTTTGCGTCGCGTCGTTCGCGTTCCCGCTTTGGTCGTACCACGTGCGGATGAAGCAATTTGTCCCGGTGCAAAAGGTGGTCAGCGCGCTGGTGTCAAGGTTGCCGTTACCGTCGAAGCCGATGTCCTGCTCGGTGTTGTCCGATGCCCTACGGACGCGTATCGCGTCGCCCGTGTAGGTCGAATCAAGCAGCCTCAAGGAGTAGGCCGCAGCCGCTCCGGAGTAGGTGTCAAGCAACCCCGTGAAAGCAGGCACATCCTCCCAACTCAACGCCAGCGTGAACGGCGGTGTGCCGTACGTCTGGCCGTCAAGATACTCCTGCCATTTGGTCGCGGTCGAAGCGTAGGCGGTATCATCGGCGAAGGTGTGCAGCAGTGTCCACGTATCCACGTCGGTGGCTTCGAACGCTTCGTCCTTGTACCAGATTTTCCGGACGATTTTGTTGCCCGCCGACGGGGTGTTGGACTGAATGTTGAAGCTCTCCCCGTTGCCCTCTGCGGTCACGGTGAAGTAGCGTTCGACGGTGATGCTTGCGGTGTCCGCGGCCGCCCGGTTGGTCGCCGCCTGCGTCGCGTAACGCTGCCCGAACGTGTTGCTGCCCTTAACTACGCCCGTGCCCGTGACGGTGGTTCCGGTGATGTTCTCGACCGCGAGGGTATTGGTGGATGCGGTGTATCTGAACTCATCCTCGAACGTCAGGTTGCCCGCATTGTCCTGATAGAACACATTGCCTAGGAACCCGCCCGGTGGCGGTGAGCCGGGCGTGTAACCGACGCTGCCCGGTGCCCATGCCGTGCCGTTCCACACTAGCCCTTGGCCGGTGGTTGGCGAGGTGCTAGCGACGTTCGAGAGGTCGGCCAAACGGTAAGCCGGGGTGTAGGTGCGAACAAAGATGCGCCCGGTGTTTTCGTGCTGCCGGGTTACCACGGCCAAAGCAATGCGGTGGTTGGGTGCAGTCGGTGGGGTGGACGTCAACTCCCCGGCGGTGGTCGATGCGTAGAGCAGCGTTCCGACCGGATAAGCCAAGGTGTTCACCCCGTAGATGGTGCCGTAGGAACGCACGTGGCCATTCGCCCGGTAGGCCATATTCTCAACGCATACGCCAACCAAGGTCTTCGGGTCGGTGCTGCTGCTCGCGCTAAACGGGATGATGCGCGGACGGTCGCCCGCCGCCTCACCGTTGAAGCCCACGACCTGCCCGACGGTGAAGCCAGGGAGGTAGTTGTTGGTGACGGGGAAATCGACCTTCGCCGGGCCGCCGTTTATCCACAGCGAGGTGGCTTCGTCGTACACGAGAGCCTCGCGATCAAGCGGCTCCTCTAAGTTGACATCTGTGAGCGCCGCAAGGGTCGCGCTCACGTCGCCTGGAATCCACGTGCCGGTGGCATCGTCGTAGATGAGCGCCTGCCCGTCGGTGGGGTTGGGCGCGTTGACGTCGCTGACGTCGTCCAGTTCAAAGATGCCAAGGTCTGCAAGGGCGGTGGGCAGCGTCACGTTATCCCGTACCAGCATTACCCGGAACAACATCGTCTGCGTGTAGAGGTCGATTGACTCGAACACGTCGGTCGCTTGGTTGATGAATCGGCACTCGGCAATTGTCCCGCCGGTGTATCCGTCCAAGGCCGCGCGGCACAATTCCGCAAGGGCGTGCGCCTCCTTCGGCCGGTCTTCGATGACGGACACCTGCACTGTATGCACGTCCATGTTGGTCGTGTTGTCGTGCGTATCCGCCGGGTCGGTGTTGGTCAGCTGCACCACTATGGCCGGAATCACTCCGCCCTCAAGCCGAGAAACGGGGTAAATGCGGTCGGCGGTCGTGATAGCCGTGATGTTGGCATCCGCTTTGAGGATGTCGATGATGAGGTTGATCATTGGAATCCCTTTCGCTTTTTGAACCGTTCGATGACCTTAACTACGTCCCTGCTGAACTTCTGCTCCACCACGCCCTTCTTGGCGTCAAACGCCTCCTGATAAAGGTTGTGGCCTTTGAATCCCGGGTGCTTGATGGACGCGATGCGATGCACCTTGCCGCTCTCCGCGTTGCGTACTGTGAACGCCCCGCGCCCGGTCTTGCGCCGCCCATCCACCGTGCCGAACTTAAAGCCCCGGCTGAACGGTCGAACAATGCCCACCTTCTTGCCCACGCCCCCGGTGCGCTCCGATGCACCTTGCCCGGCTTGGATGAGGTGGTTGTATCGGATGGGGCGCGCCACGTAGCCCTTGCCCTCGTCGAGGTACGGCGACGCGCTGAAGACGTTGAACCGCTTGGGGCCTGTTCGCACCACGACGTACGGCTTGAACCGCTTGTCGTCGCCGGTGGTAATGACCTGCGCCTTCGCCCATGCGCCCGTTCCTGGCAACTCGTTACCGAGGCGCGACGCCTCCTTCTTGAACGGGATAACCGCGCTGCGCTGCGCGTTCTCGATGGGCTTGCCCTTGAGTTCGAGCGGGATGGCCTTGAGGGCCGCCTCGATGGCCTTCACGCTTGCGGGATCTACGCCAAATTTGACCGCCATCAGTTCCGCAGTTCGGTGTAGACGTTCATTTCCTGCCGACGGTTCACCTCCTCCACGCCGGTGATGTAGTAATACAGGCCGCCGAAGCTGATGCGCATGGTGGCATTCACCCCGGAGTTGTAGCGGATGTTCCAAATGGTGCGGGTGAGCGCGGTCTGTCTGTCCACTTCCTCGCGCTCTGTGACGCCTTTGTCCATCTTGTTCGCCCACACGGTGGCGTAGGTCGTCCACGTCGTGGTGTCGAAGTTCCAGTCATCTTTGGAAGTGACCTGCTGCTCGATGACGATGCGGCGGTCGAGTTTGCCGATTCTCATGCGTACACTCTGTAGGGCGCCAACAGCGCATGCACGCCGATGGGCAGTTCGGTGGCAATCGTTCCGGTCAGCACCGCCTGCCGGTTCTCGTAGAAGTGGCCGGCGAGGATGCGGATGGCCTGCAAGATGGGGCCGGGCACGGTGCCATGACCTGCCGTGGCATTGATGATGACCTGATTGTAACGTTCGAGGTAGACCGCCGGAGGCGCGTCAAAGGCGATGCGCTGCGGGGTGCCCACAAGGTCAGCGTACCACCGGGCGGTAGAAAGCGTTTGCAGCACGTTGTCCACGTCGTAATACTGCACCGACGAGATGGCGGTGACCGGCCCTGCGGGGAAGGCCATGTCCGCAAACGAATCCATGTAGTAGGTTACCGTCCCGCTGCCTAATAGCCGCCCGGTGTATTCCTCGCACGCCTGCCGCGCGGAGGTCAGCAGAAAGCCGAGCGTGGTATCGTCATCCGCCCCGTCCACCCGCAGGTAATTCTTGAGGTTGGTGAGGGTGATGAAATTGGTGTCCGTGGGTTCGGCGGCCCGTTGGTAGCGCATTGTCATGGGGTAAAAATAAGAAAGCCGGGGACGATGCCCCGGCCTTCCCAACCAACAACCAATCGAACAACTTATGCGCCGACGGTGAACCGAACATCGCCCGTGTGAGCGAAGTCAGCGTCAGCGTACGTGTTGAGGATGAGACGGGTGATGCCCGTGTCAGCGTTCGTGTACGGGTCAATGATGAGGTCAGCAGCACCGCCACCCCAGTATGCCACAAAGCAGTTCTCCATGTTCGCGATCACGATGGGCACGAGGTCGGCCTCGTTGCTGATGGCCGTCGATGCCGTCGTGTTCGCGTACACCTCGGAGTAGATGTCGTAAGAGGCATCGGCGATGAGGCCGGTCGAGGCGATGCTCGTGCCGTAAGCCATGTAGCCGAAGACCTCGTCATCTTGCATGATGGGGATTGCACCGCCGGAAACGGTGGGCGTGTAGCGCGCCGTAGCCAGCAAGCCGTGCGACGTGATGAACGCCACGTTGTTGCCGAGGCCGTTGGCATCGCCGAGCGAGCCAATCAACTTCGAAGCGACTGCCGAGGTCAAGCCTGCAACGGTAGCAGCGGGCGTCTCAAAACGCTTTACGAACGTTGATGCAGCAGCAGCAATGACCTTAGTGAGGAACATCTCGTCCACCTGTGACGCGGTCGCCTTGGCGAACTGACGCTGGATGGTCGCATCCACCGACTGGTTCATGGCCGCGAGCAACTCGTTGGTCACGTCGATGCGAGACGCCACACGCTGCGGAGCCAACTGACGCGCTGCAATCGCTGCGCCGCTGGTAGCAGATGCGGTCTCGTTGATGATGTCCGTGTAGTCGCTGCCCAAAGACGGCAAGTTGATGTTGCCGGTCAATCCGCGCAACACGTTTGCACCCGCTTGCTCCAAGATGGGAGTGGCGACCAAGCCCTCGAGCAGGTTGAGGTTCGACTGTCCGGGGACGTTCGTGCCGCCGATGGTCGAGGTCGCGCGCATCAAGAAGCCGGGGATTTGAGCGAGGCCACGGATGCCGACGCCGGAGTCCTTCAACTCCTTGGCGGCCTGCTGGCTCATCTCTGCTTCGAGGCCGGTGAGGCGACCCGTCATCGACTCGCGTACCAACTTGCTGAAGCTGTAACGCTCCTGCAACTTGGACTGCTCAACAACCTCGCTCTTGGAGGGTGCAGAGCCGAAAGCCGCACGTGCGACCTGCGCCTCCACCTTCTCCGCGCGCTCGATTTTGGCGTCGAGTTCTGCGATGTCGGCGTTCAAGGCGTCGATGGTGACTTCCTCTCCCTCGG